TACATTCTTTTTTTATTGTTATCCACAAAAATACTAGAAAATATATTATCTGAGAAAATCACTACCTCACAATAATATATAAAAAACCCCGACTACACTTAGTCGAGGCTCATTCTTTTGGAATAAATAACGTATTACCTCTCGATTTCGAAAACTAGCAACTTTCCATAGAGAGATGATGCAACGGACACCCACGTCCATATACAAATATACTAATTATTTTTTAGATTTGAATATTATCTGACCGATTATTATCAGAGTAAACAAGATTATAATTCCGAACGCCCACCCACCCAACTCCATTTTAATAGTTTGCCATCGGCTTAACTGTTTTTCGACCGGGTAGGGAATTGGAATAGAATCGTGTTTAAGAATCGTATCAGTGCGATTCGTTGTTAGGTAGCGATACAGATACTTATATCTATACTGATAGATTGTGTCGCCTTTTACGAGCATATAAACACTGTCACGCTGATAGATACTATCAAATCGGATACTGTCACGCGTCTTATATTCGGTGCGCACGGACTCAACCGGGATGTATTGAGTTCGGCAGGACACGAAACATATTGCTAATATCAGCAATATGATAATATAAATCAATCGTTTCATGGTCGAACTACTGTATTACGCAAGAAATTAGGAAACTCGGAACGTACATCAAAACAGGGGCACGCCTTAATATATTCTTTCGGCTCTACCTCGCCGCTTCCGTCCAGATCGGGCGAAGTATCACGATGTCCGAGAACATCGATAATATCATACTCCTTGCAAAGTTCTGCAACTAGCTGCCGCAATGTTGCCTTTTGCGATGGCGTCCGTGTATCTGCGGGCTTTCCATTTGCATCCAAGCCGCCGATATAGCAAACACCGACACTATGTTTATTGTAAGATGATTCGCTAAAACCTTTCGTATTACAGTGCGCCCCGTCAACCGTTAAAGATCGCCCTTTTTCTATCGTGCCATCAATCCGAATGACATAGTTATATCCGATTTGGTTAAATCCGCGCGCTCGGTGCATACGATCAATATCTTTTGCAGTTAAATCCTGCCCGGCACGTGTGGCTGAACAATGGATGATAATCGAGTCTATTTTATTCATTGCTTTCCTTTTTGTTTTGATTGTTAATTGTAATTGGTCTACGTGGCGGAGTTCTCCGGCTGCACTCACTGTCTGGTCTATCACATCGGTTGTGTTCCGCATCCTTTAGAACTAATTCAAGTTCGTAGTATTTGCGCATCCAATTCTGACAGTCTGCTTGCGATGTTCTCCATTCGCGATAAATCGTGTCTACTTTTTCGTCCCGTTGTTTTAATCGCTCGTCGTATCGCTCGATCTGCTTGTTCAGATTATCAATGATAGAAAGCAAGTTTTGCAACTCCATCGAGTCTGCCGTAGCCTTTTCCTTTCGAGCGTTCGTTTTTCGATTTGCTAGAAAAGTAACAGTAAAGCGGATCGCCTCTAATCCTCCTAATGCACCTATGATTTTTAGCCATTCATCCATGTCTTTTATTTGTAGCCTTGTTCGTCTGTTTTAGGTAGCTCTATTCGGCAGTCAACGACTCATTTACTTCCTTCAAAATATTTTCAAACATAGTAAGATGCGGGATAATATCACTATCCACAGGAAAGTTCATCGACTTATTGCCATTTTCGAATGACATACAACCTGAATAGGATTGATTCTCGGCATTACACTTATAGATGTTACATGACATGCGGAGTAGGTTCTTTCCATTATACACGTAAGAAACATGATACTCATACTCACCGCCTTTTGCAGTAGATTCGACCTGTGTAGTTCTCAAATTCTCTGTTAAATACTTTGTTTTCATAAATTCTGTTTTTAAAGTGATTAATAATATATAGTTCTATAATATATTTTTTGTGCTAAATCATTCTTTCGCAAGCGCTTCATTAACCGCTATCTGCACGACTGCGACAAAGTTAGTTCTCACGTATTCCTTGATGCGTTCCGCTTCGTCTGTTGACAATTCGACCTCACCATTTTTATAGATTCTCTGCGCTAACTCCAATTCCCCCAGATCGGCGGTTTTCTGGTAGATAGTATTACCTAACTCCTTACTTATATCGAAAGTACTCTTATTCCCTTCGATGTCTGTTACTTCGATTTTTCTAAAGTCTATTTTCATAATGTTTTGTTATTAACCCATACCAAATAAATTATTTACTCCGCTTTGCATAGCTCCTGTTATAAAGATCTTAAAAGACCAAGGAGAAATTTCAGTTTTAGCTTGACTAGCATAATTGAGACTTATTCTTTTTGTGTAACTTGAGTTATTGATCAATACTATCATTTTTTGTGTACTAGCATCGCAGACACAAGCGATATAATTAGTATTTCCGGATAATATGATACAGTCTACAGGTTGTCCATTATCTACCGGATATACATGTCTGACTCCTGCATTTCCAACTCCGTATACATGGAAGTATATTTCACCTGTATCATAACCATAATACTCCATTTTTGTCATTTTACTGTGTCCAAATTCACCCCTACACCACAAATCTGATGTATAAAAACGAAATGATCGCTTTTCTGTAGCATTATATCCTTGATGATATAAGTCACCCGAAACCCATGTTTTTGAAAAATTAATATTAAACGAAGATGAAACATTGTCCCCAGAACCGGAAACATTAAAAGCTATTTTTCCCTGTATTTTCCCGTTATTGTCAACCGCTTGTAATTCTTTAAATGTACCTGTAGCTCCATCTAACTTCTTAACTTTTAAATTATCTACGTCAATAAAATCAGTCACGATTTTACCACTAGTAATAAACGTTTTACCACCAACCAACATCGCACCCGTTGCAGGAAGTGAGAACTTTCCTTCTGCTGTCAGTTCTACTCCCGTAACATTGTGCTTAATCGATCCGCCTTTCATTAACCATCCTTGCGTCTTTGACAGATTACCAACAAACAAACCGGATGTACCTAGTATGTCAATCGTAGCGTTTTGGGCTACTAGTAACTGCGTAGCGACATTAATAAACTCATTAAATAGAGTCCATTTTGTTGAGTCGAAGGAACTGGAAGATGTATGACTCGTTTTACAGGAATAAGTATTTCCATTATAAATGACCGTATCCCGGTATTGGGAATTATTCACGTATGCCGTACTCGCTTTCCATTCACCACGCGGACGAATAAGAGCACCGGGCAACCCTGTTGCTCCTTGTGTTCCTTGTTCTCCCTTATCCCCTTTGTCGCCTTTGTCACCTTTGTCACCCTTCACCTTCGTCCAAGTATAAGCAGAAAACGTATTGCTGTCTGCCGCCGTGAAGTCGGTGTATTGTCCGATGTACGCGCCCGGAGTCTCACCATTGTTAGCCGTGAACGTCGTACCATTATCCGAGTATTTGATATGCAGATAGGTAGTCTTACCGTCCGCTCCGGTCGGTCCTTTGATACCTTGATCTCCTTTGGGTCCCTGCGATCCTTTCAACTGCACCCACTTGTACGAAGCGTACCCGGTCGGAGCGGTCGAACTAGTTGTTACAGCAGTTCCGATATAAGTGTTCGGAGTATCAGACATCGGATTACCGTTCGAGTTGGCAGAGTACTTCACATGGAAGAACTGTGATGTGCCGGGAATACCTTGCGATCCGGTAGGACCTGTATCACCTTTAGGACCTGTCGCACCTGTTGCACCTTTATCGCCTTTGTCTCCTTTGTCGCCCTTGTCGCCTTTCACACCTGTCTCTCCCTTAGAAGCATATTTAAGCCAATCCGTAGAAGTGTCTGACGGTTCTTGAACTGTCTTGTCCGCAATACATATCCATGTACTACCATTGTGTGTTACTTCATCATAATACCAATATGTACCAGATGTCCAAATGCCCTTAAAAGCGGGTACAGGAACTTCGGTTATCCCATCGTTAGATAATTGTTTGATAGTTCCGGTCATGTAGATATTGCGTAAATACGCACTATGTCCGGTCATATCAATACCGAATAGTTTCAAATTAGACAAGTCGCCTAATTGCATCGCGATCATGTCTTTTGTAATCTCCCAATTATTCACACCTACAAGATAACGGGAATAACTTTGCGTTGAGTAGCTAGACTTCTGCCGATCCGCATTCGTGAAGTTACCATACGCTACGAAGTGCATCAACTTAGTAGGATGATAAGAGAAGCCACTTCGAAGTACATATTTAAAAGTCGAATCGCTTAGTTTTTCGGTTATACGAAAATAAGCTGTCAGAAAGCCCGATTTGTTATTGAATATACCTTTGCAAATATCATCAACCGCTAAGCTTGCCAATTCGCCCGGTTCTAGTTTAAGAGTAATGATCTTGTTAGTCGTATCAATCGATTCAATGATACCGCCGCCCGGCGCGTTCCATTCTTCCCCGGCTATAACAGACACACGGTTATATCTTAGTTCGTCAGCCTCTAAAAATTCATTAACACGAAGCGATTTAAACTCTGCATCACCGGAAGCCTTGATTATCCATCCTAGCAACTTAGACGCATAATTAGCAGAGGAAATATCACCGGAAAACTTTGCGATACAAGCTGTCAAAGTCCCTATAACATCAATCCCACCTTTAAAGTGAATTAATTTTTCGGCAGTATCTTCTACAACTTTACTTAAATACTTTGCATCCGCGACTTCTTCCGTAGATACCTTGTGTAGTTTAAAATGATTCCTGCCATCCTCTTTAGAGATCGTTTCATCTTCAACCAAAAGATATAAACTCTTATCGCCTTTTACCGATATTGCCTGACCAAAATAGGGTACATAAGCCTCTGCATCTGTGTTACGTGCATATCTTAACGCATCTTCCATACTGTTCCAAGTATCAGTTGCATCGATGGGACGATCCGATGTCCTCCGATATTGGATCGCCAGACTAGCACCCGGTATATTTAAAGATGCTAAACCGGATAACAGGACATTAACTAAATTATCTTTATTCATTGTCATATAGTCTTAAAAGTAAATGTATCAGCGTCATTTGTCATAACAGATTTTATAACCCACATCTTATATGTAATCGCTTCACTACCGTTTGCTCCTTCTACCTTGATCTCGGAAGGTCCAGTACAAACGCCTGTATCCTCTATAAAATTACCCGGATAAGATGTCAATGTTAGTTCTTTTATCGTATCAGCCGGAATACAGATCACAAACATTTTCCACTGTCCTACAGGAAATTTATATATCCCTGCACCCTTATACAAGCCATTGGATAGTAACGAACGAACTTCCAATGAATTAGAAGGAATAGAGCTGCATACACCCGCAAACCATTTACGGAGTACATTAACACTAATCCTACTATTCAAAGTTATTTCGTCCAAATCATCACTCGCGGCAAAAACAGCCGTAGCGGTGTAGGTTTCTCCCTTCGTATAATTCCCTGTAAGACGACGTATTGCTGTTTGTGCAGCATTGACTTCCGAAGAGAACTCTAGTACATTCTCTTCGTTGTCATCATAATACGATTTAATCATAGCGCCGTTATCGTTGCGTGTTGCCGTATAAGTAAGTATACCCTTTGCCGATCCGTATTCTACATCGTTTGCTGTCGACAGCTTGCCTACAAGTGTAGCAGGAACAGGTTTATATAGCATTTTGCGAAATATTTGCTCATACCCCGTACCCTGCTTAAAGATAGCGCCCGGTGATATGTGCCCGGTCTGAGGCGCATTGACACGAATTTCTTTTGTTAATCCCGTATCGGAAACAGGACCGGAACTAGAAGAAGATTGAGAACCACCGCCGGAATTAAATATAGTAGTCCCGACGGGATAGTTCTTTGATCGTGGCAATGCAGGGATAGCCTTATTCTTTATTTGTATAGCCATTAGTTTGTATCATTTTACAAGTGAACTGTTCTGCCGCAAAATCTATTTCACCACCTGTAACGATGAAGTTTTTCCCATTCATATAATTGTCTGAGATCACAGATATAGGCGTAATAGATTCACTATTCTTTAATACCTGTGTTAACTTTATTTTGGTAGCTCCGTATTGGTTAATTATCCTTCTTATTAGTTGTTCTTCTGGACGTACTAAAGCGTTTTCGATGGATGAATAAAGATTATCCCTTAAATAGTCACTCCCTAACATTACCTTACTGTAACATGCTCCGTCATTATTGTAACTTGATATTTTAAATTCTATTTCATCAAGAGGATTAATATAGCTTTCATTCACTATATTCTCATAAATCCGATCCGAATTATTCTCTTCGATGTTATCATTATCTATAACCTTCTTTTTAAAATCTATTTTTATATCTTTTAAGAAAAAGCCATATCCGGACACTCCTTCCGGGAGCCATACCTTTTTTAAAATTTCAAATTCTAATTGTCCGAACAGATTAATATTGTTCGGAATCTCGATCACATATCCGGTCAAACCTTCGTAGGGCATACTTAGAGTTTTAGTATTTTCGTTTTTTACCCATTCATCCGGCTTCTTTAATTTAAAGTCCAAATCAAAAGTCAAATCTAGTCCCGTCGGTTTTGTAGTGGATTTAACCCAACCATTATTAGTGTAGTAGTAGTCACCTACAATTAATCTACATGCTATCTCCGTGCCAAAGACACCACCAGAATTATATTTCTCGTACGATGTCATATTACTAGCATTCAATGGATGACTATATGACATACTGATACCGAAAGCTCCATCAAAATACTTAATTGGTTTATTATCTTGGAACTTTAACAGCGGCGATCCTGTTCCTAATTGTTTAACAGCCGTTATCTGCTGCTGATTCACCACCGAAGTATATTTATAATCCGATACTAATTTAAACTGATAAAGATATTCCCAATTATAATCAGAGATATTTGGTTTGCCGTCATTCACTTCGTACTCGCACCTCTTAGCACAATAACCGCCTAGAAAATATCGTGTAGGTTCGTCTATGTACACATTGGTTACGCTCTCGTCTACTAAATTACAATAAGGCTTATTATCATTGAGATTCTCATAGCGTGGGAGTTTAAACACCTTGCTCTTTAGATACTGCCTTGTTTCATAATACTGTTTATAATTATAGGTTTTCCTTTCAGCAAACGTACTCAACTTCTTAAATTCTTCCTCCGATATAATATCATTGTAACAATAATTACTACACTTTATTGTCGTTTTGTTATAACCGGGAAGAATATCAAGGAAGTGCTCTGAACCCGCAAAACCAATCTCGGAAACTTTGAATCGGTTAGGGAACTGCTGAGTAAAAGATGTCATATCAAGATTGTACTCGTGATATGTTCCTTTGTGGTCTACATCAACAAAATATAAATTTCCCAACCAATCTACACAGGTCCAATTCAAAAACTTGCAAGTTTCTTCTAAAACCTCTTTTAATGTCATCGCCTTGTCGTCCTCGTCAAAGAAGTTTTGTTCGCTGATCGTTAACTCCTTTAATATGTTTGATTCTTTATTATAACTAGATTGATCTTTAGCGTACACATGAGGAATAAAGACGGAGGAATAACACCCGCGAGACTCAGATATGAACATTTTTAATAACTCCCAGATGCTTATAAAACTTCTAGTATCACTCCTACCCTGTTTATAATTGATATATTCTAGCGTACCCATTGCAGAAATGCAGTCTATTTCTAGCTCGAATTTGGTAGATGTGTAATCCTGCGTATAAAGTTCCGGTTTTACAAATCCCGTCCAGACAATGTTATTTTCACGTTTAAAATTCACCCTATACTGTTGATACCCGGTAGAATATAAACTTTGCAAATAATCACCACCCACAACACGAATCACCGCTTTTGAGAATCGAGTAGGAATATACAAGAAATCTTCGTCCTCAATCGAAACAGAGAAAGGAGAACTACCACTACCGACCAAGTCAACAGAATCGCCCGTATAGTTTTCCTTTTGTATCTCAATCAAATAAGAAACTTCCTTTCGAGATTTGAAAGGAAGTGTGTATATTGTACCGTAGTTTACCATAGTCTTTTACCTGTTTTCTTGATGTGATTATGTAATGCTAAAAATATGCGATCTCCTTTTATTTCAACATCGCTATATAAGCGAATATCATCGTTCCCACTCGGTGCTATTTTCTGCGATAGCGAACCGTATAAACCCGAATTAAGCATACGAAACAGATTACTTTGCTGCGACCCGTTCAATATCATTTCGCCGCTATTCAATAAAGCCGGAACTTTATCGCCTGTAAATGATGTGCCCGGAACAATACCACCCGTTGCATACTTCGGCATACTTGACATAGCGGCAATAATAGCAGCAACACCCGCCAAACCTAGAGCAATACCGACAAAGGGGATTCCTGCGTGAGCTTTTAAAACCTCACCCCCTGCTGCCGACATATTCGCGATTGCACTTTTACGCGCCGTTTCCGCTTCTACCTCATTTGCACCCGCCATTTCAAGTATCTTCGGAATAGCTTGCCCGACAGTTGACAGGAAACTAACTCCCCATTGCAGGACGGAAGCCGTATTATCATCGAATAGACCCGACATACTCCCAACGACTCCACTAATATTTGCAAGCGATTCGGCATACTCTTGATTCAAGTCTATATCCTCTTTTTTAAAGAGTGGATCGTGTTTAGGTAACTTGAAATCTTTTCCGTTCTTCCCATGTGTTGGAACTTTATCGTATGTAGGCTTAACGGGAATTGGCAAAGCACCGTCCTTCATTTCACCGTGAGCGATTTTAAATGCCTCCTGATCGACTACAAATTTTAGATTAATCTTTTTTTGCTCTAGCTCATTTATTGTTGCTTGAATCGTTGCACGCGCTTGCATGTCGGTTTCAGCAATCAGTTTTTTGTTTTGTGCTGCCAACTGAATATTTATCGCTTCAATACTATTGCCGCTTTCCTCTATTTGCAATTTTATTTTTTTTCGTTCTAGTTCGTTGATAGTAGCTTTAATTGTCGATTTTATTTGTACATCAGTCTCGGAAATAAGTTTTTTATTTAACTCTGAGATTTTAGTATCATACCACGCAACAGAATCTACTTTGGGAGTTTCTTTAGGAGTTGAACCTTTTAAACTATTTTGTAGCTCTAAAGTACGTTTATCGAAATCGTACATACGTTTCTTTAGATCATACGTATACTCGTAATTTTTTGTCATTTCTATTCGATTAGCATCATTGTCCTGATTGAGAAAATTCTGCTTTTCGAGTTCTGCGTTCTGCTGAATAAATATTCTTTTTTGTGTTTCTAAATCTTGAAGTTTTTGCCGCATTTGCATTTTAGTTTCTCCGGTAAATTCATTAGTATCACCTTTTGTGGAGTTGATTTTGCCTCGCATTAGATTCATTTGCTTATCATACTCTGATAGTTGCTTTTGATAAGCAGTAAGAGCACTTTTCTCCTTTCTTGTTGAAAAGTCATTATTATTAATAGATATATATTTATGTATATCATCAATATTGAAATCTTTGCGTCCTGTTCTAGTATTCAAAGATTGTATCAATTCTTTTTCGGCACCTGATAACGTATCGTCTACATCTACTTTAAAATTATCTTTTAAAGATTGGAGACTTTTAAAAGCGCTTTCGCGTTCTTTACGACTTTTTGTAGTATCTCTAATTATTGATTCAAATTTGGTAAACTCAGCTTCAAACACCTTGTTATTAAATCCCATAGATAACTTAGCGTCGGCTAATGAATCACGCAAGGCAGATAGATTCTTCATATTAGAGATGGTGCTTAATATACCATTATTAAAAGCTTCGAAACTTCCAGACGATAATGATTGAAAGAATATATCAACAGTTCCTTTGCAAGCATTTAGAGTATTATCAAATTCATCACTGGTTGATTGAGTGGAACGAATTACTTTCATGAAAGACTCACCCGCCCCCATGGCTAGTCCCACTCCAGCAGCAAATTTAGCTATTCCAGCCCCGGCAGATTTAGCCATATTGCTAATATCACCCTGAAAGCGATTTACACTACCTTTTGACTTTTCCAAATTCGCGTCGAAGTCATTCGTTTTAAGTAATAGTCGTGTTACTATATCAGACATCTTTATTCGTGTTTAATTGTGATTCAAATGCTTTCGCTTTAGCTCTAAGCCGTTTCATATCCTCGTTAGTTACGCTAGTATCTTTCTTCTCTTCTTCATCCCACGGGAAGCGGAGTATGTCGGTTTGCTTTAGTGTCTTTGTGCTATTCGATTGTGCTATAATGTAGCCTAGCAATCTAGTTTGCTCCCATGACTCGCGATTGCGTCGATTCAATCCGTCTAGAAACGATTCGACCTCGATAAAGCTCATTTTATCGAGGAAGTAATCAGGAGCGATACCGCCCTCTCCGACAACACGCGAATAGAGTTCGCGGATACTTACTGCTTTTTCTTCCGCGTCGTCACCTTCTTTTTTTTTACGTCATTTCCTGCCGACTGCGAACGTAGTTTAATCTCGTCCAAAAGAAGCGTCTTAAACTGATTGAATAATGTCAGATCGCTTTCGCACGAATCTATAAACTCGTCAAATTCCATTGTGAACGATTCGTTATTTGCAAGTAGGAACGAATAAAACAAAAGAAATTCGTCTATCATTTTACCGAATTGGAACGGATAGCCGGATAGATTTTCAAAGATGAAGAACGCCCGAAGCGAGTATTTCAGTATAAATTCTTTCCCGTTAATTGATATTGTTTTCATTGAGAATAGTTTTAGAGCGGCAAAACGCCGCCCATGATTACTTACTAGCAGGTACGGTAGTTTCTTTTTTAAGCGGTCCCGTACCTTCAAAGGAAATTGAGAAAGTCGCTTTATCTCCATCTGGCGCATTCGCTTCTAAAGAAGTAATAACCGCCTTACCAGTGTAGGAACCGGGTGCAAGCGTCCACCCTGCTACAGGCATTTCGTTTTCATTCGCATTAGCTACAATGCCAAAATTCAGTGTAATAGGTTTATGCGCAATAAACAAGGCAAACAACTTGTCGTAGCTATTCGCGTCAGCGTCAGCACTAAACAAGTTATCACTCGAAGCGTTCCAAGACAGCTTTTTAATGTCCTTTTCAGTCCAAATGCCGGAGTCCTTACTTTGCGTGTCGATAGTTTCAGCCGACAAACCTAGTTTACAGGAAGTCGCTAAGGCTAACGCTTTACTCTCTGCGAATAGCATCATGTCCTTTCCTAATGCTGCTTTTGCTTTACTCATAATTTTAATCGTGTTTTATTAGTTACTCATTCTGTTTTAAAAGAAAATACGAGGCATTGAATAAAAGTATCTTCAATAAAATCTTCGTCCGCACTCATTAACTTTGCGTCAATCACATCGAAACTGTCGTAGCTTCCTCGCTTATTCTCTAATGCCTTGCGCACTTCCTCCGCGATAGTAATAGAGTTCAGATAATTGTCGCTAGCTACAACGACCTCAACCGAAACAGTATCCCCGGTCCCGTAACGATCTTTTGTATACTCCGGTACTAGAGAGCTACGTTTGTAGATTACGAACGGAAAAGATGTTTCCGTTTTGGTTGAGATCGCATAGATTTTATCAGTAACCAACTTTGCCAACTCCGTAGAATCGCTTAGTCTCTTATATACGTGTGCGCCTATTGATAAACTCATTTCTTTTTATTTACTACTTTCATTATAGAATCAATAATATTTTTCTCTAGTGAGTTTTCCGCTTCCTTCTGTTTCGATTTAACCGCGTTGGAAAAGAAGTGAGAAGCATTTATAGTACCTCTATAAGCTGCTTTTTTGGTAACGCGCTTTTTATTAGTCCAGAAACTTCTAGTACTAGATTCTTTCGTAAATCGTTCCTTCGTTCCAGATTCGAACCATTTTAGCATATAAGCGCGCGATCCTTTTTTTCTCCGGTCTAATAGATCAACACGCGCACCGGACGCATTACGGTAAACAGCTATGTTTATTTCGTTCTTTAGCGGTTTAAAAGACACGCCATTTTTAGTACTCCCAAACTCCGCATCCGTAACGGCAGAAACTAAATTCTCTTGCGCCTGTTTACGGATGATAAGAATAGATTTTCTTAATGCCGATTTGATCGCTTTCTTTGCTTCATCGTCATTTAAACGGTCTAGCAATTCGTTTACCTTTTTCGCGTCCACTTCGACGCGATATAAGTTCCGTCCGGTGTAGTTGTCATTACTCATTGATTACCTCCGCTTCTATGACCGTTGCCTGCTGCTTCCGATCGTGATTGATAGATAGAATCTTATATTTCTGCCCGTCGTATTCGATCCGCATTTTAGCGTTGACCTCTTTACAAATGCGAATCATTATCGTGTTTACGGTCGTATTATAGATTTCGCCGTTAGCCTCTTTTCGTGCACCAGACTTAAAACGGATATACGCACGCTTATCGAATACTTTCACCCAACTTTCAGACGTACCGCCGAGGCTATCCCGGATTGATTCACTACGATAAAAGCCGATCATTTCGTTTAATAATCCCGCTTGCATTATGTGTATCGCTTTAAAGGTTGCAGTAATAGTTCTACGTGTCCCGGTATTACTTGCGGTGTGGCAAATGTAACCGATTCACGATTAGCATAATAGTTCGCAATAAGTATGCGGATTGCGTGCCAAATACGACGATCAATTTTCCCCTCCTTTGCAAAACCTTCCAACGGAGCGTTTAAATACGCCTCTATTGCAAGTTGAACGGGTTCAATAAGTTCGGTTATATATGTATCGTCCGTATCAAAATCGACATTTAAATGCTGTTTGAGTTCTTCGAGTGTTACGTATTGTGGCATAATTATAAGTATGAAAAAAGGCTAAGGCTATGAAGCCAAAGCCTTTTCGTTTTTAAGTAGTTAGTAGTGTGTTATGCTTTTGCAACTTTTGCAACCGCTTTCTTCTTCGCGATTGCGAATGCCTCTGGGCGAGCTACAACAATGTCATACTTTGAGTTTAGCGTAAACTTCGTTTCGTTAGTGTCTGCTAGAGTCACATCGTCAATAGTCATTCGAATTTTTCCCCATTGACCGATACCAACGTTCGAAAAGACACCGAAGCCGAGTTCATCCGCACCCATGTAATTAGTCATGTACACCGGATAGCCATTCATCATCCCGTCTTTAAGAACCATTTCGGGAGAACCTTTTTCAATACGTGTAGTTTTTAATTTACCGCACATTTTCGGACTGCAAATATATGCTGCCGTTCCGTCAGTAACATCTACGTTTTCATCCATTACTGCGGTTTCTAGCGCTACAACGTCCTCGAATGTGGGAGCAACTTCATACTCCACTGTTGGAGAATCTTTCACAAACACACCTTTTGAGGCAAGTCCCTGCTTTTCTCCGGCAAACATAATCTTATTTAATGTACGAGCAGTTGACAAAGACAATTGTTTAACGGTGACATCAAACAAAGCATCGTTTGTCTGATCAATTGCGTCGTTAGACAATGGGATAGAAATACCCAAACGCCACGGATGCGCCTTTAAATTACCAATATCCAGTTTTGTCGGATTTATTTTGGTGTTCTCGCCTTCAATTGTAGCTTCTACAGCCGCCAATGTCGGAAACATCAATTCGCCAATCAAACCGTATTGCATCTTAATACCCAACTTATTAACAATAAGCCCCTTTTCAAGCGGTTCGATAATATCGCCGATTGTTGTCGGGATCATCGGAGCGGCATCGGTTGAACTTGTTCTTACAGGATCACCCTCCGCACGCATAGAGAAATTAAGCCCCTTTGCATCAGCAAAATTCCCGTATTCTTCCAAAGAACGATGATTGCAAACGTCATATAAAGCCTTTGCAAAGATAGCTCTTTTGTTTTCTGGCAAAATTGCAGATTTGCTACTTTCCAGACTTCTAAGAGTCTCGTCAATAACGATCTGATTTTTACGAGTCATTAACTCGTTGAATTTAGTCTGTTCTTCGTCTGTCAGACTTCTTTTTTCTGTTTTTGCTTGTGATAACAGATTTCTCATTTGCTCTTTAAGCAGAGCTACTTCTTCAAGTTTTGTCATGTCAAATAAATTTTTCTAAGTTTTCTATTTCGGATAAATAATCACTATTTGTGTCACCATTAAGAAGCTGTTCTATATTTTCAAGGCTTCTAACTGTTACATCTGTACCAAAAAAGGCAGGGTCTGAAACAGGGGAAATATCAGATATATAATCAATCTTGTGTACTGTACGCAACAGCATCCCATCTTTCATCGTATATGAGACTTTACTTTTATCCTTATCATCAGTGTAATAAGCGAAAGACGATCCGAATATGTCTCCCCGTTTTATCATTTCATAAGCAAAATTCCCGTCGCTAGTACATGGAGCCTCGAATCGGTATTTCAAACCATATTCATCAAAATTTAATTCGAGTGACCCGGAACCGTAACGGCATCTAGCCAAAAGCCTATGTTTATCGTGTTCTAGTACCGCCTTTATATCACATCGGGTTATAAGTTCTTCGGTTGCTGCACCATGTTCGATAACCTCAATAAAAAAGCGTTTCCTTTCCTCGTCATACATCACACGACTTTCTTTCCCAAAAACAACAGCGTACCCCTCAATAATTCTACCCTCCGATAATTTGGGTGCGCCTAGCTCTGTAAAACTCCTTATTTCCATTGCTTTTTACTCTATGTTTTTTCGTTTGTTTTTGGTAGCTCGTCTTTTTCGCTACTAATCTCACCTTTAATCTTAGGAGAGTCAATCGGAGCAACATTACAAGACATAAACGCAATGTCACCGCCATTTATAGGCGCTTTATCTTCACGGCTTACACGCCATTCGTTCACCGTAGACACGCCATATTGTATTTCCTTCTCCATACAAGCCGTTTGTGTGGCTATGTCTGTTTTATACAAGGCTTTACGATCAAATTCTATTTTATAAATACCAGAAACAGTTCTAGGTATCAACTTTGCGTTAAATTCAGCCTCGATCCGACACAATATAGGATCGAGTGTGTCAGACAAGAACGCGACTTGACTCATTTCGGAAGCCTTGTAATTGGTAGATTGTCCGGCAAATACCTTGTCTGGGTGAACACCATAAAAACGGCAAATATCAAATACGGAAAACTTTTTAGTTTCTAGTAGCTGAGCGTCAGCCGGAGTTATTGAAAGTTGTGTAAAAGTCATGTCCTCGCTCACGGAAGTTATATCCCTCCCGTTATTAAAGTCTTTTTCCACTCGGTCCGCTACGTCGGAAGTCTGTTTATCGCCAACAGAAGAAAGTCCCTTTCCCCCACCTTTGACACCAGAAATAATACCTTTAATCTTACTCCCATTCTGAAAAGTACGCAAACTCTGATTATCAGCACTAGCAGAAACCGAAAGAACCGTGCTTGCATACGTGATCGTGCTAACACCTGTATACCCACCATCGAGACTCTTATTTTTCAGATGGATAATACTTTCAGCCGGATAAGTACCGTATATCCTATTTATTACATCACAAATAGTATATTCGTCTCTGTATATATCGTATGTAACAGAGTTATTTGAGCAAAGTATTAATTCTGCCGTATCCCCGAACATTCTCTTGATAAAGATATATGAATTACCACGATTAACCATTTGAATAATCGCATTGCATATTAAGTCGTAACTGTTCATGCGCTTATTCGGTTTTTTAGTCAGCAGATAATGCAACTCGTTTTCGGCATCTACTTTGTAGTTTCCGGCATCTTCTTTACGTTTGATGTATAGCGGCAGAGAAGCAATAGTACCAGAAAGAATATCGGTACATCTAAACGCAGTCGATAACCGCATAGCCTGTTCGGGAGACTTTACCGAAACTGGTTGTTCCCTAGCTGTTTTATCTCTAACTTCTACTATTTTTTCCTCTTCGGACGGTAGAGATCGTTTTTCCTCTCTGTTACGTCCTATTCTTAAATTAAGTTCAAATGCCATAGTCTTATCGTGTTACTCGGTGTAATTATTGAATAAATGAAATGTCATTAGGTTTGTTATCGTCGAATCAATTTTTGCGTTATGCGTTTTCTTGACTGGCTTTTTATTCATATTCCTATCTTCGTCTAGCACTGCGTTTGAGAAGCAGTACGGCGTAATAGGGTTCGGATCGAATGTGAGTTTATTTCGATATAAGGCAAGTTCAAACGATTCTATCGGACTCGTAAACGTCCCGTATGTCTGTTTGACAGGCTTAATATATTCGCTTGCACTACCGACCGAATAAGAAAGTAGATTCACAAATTCAGCCGATTTATACGGATCATAACCGATACCCATAATTTGCAAATACTTCGCCCGTGATAATATATCGTTTACTATTTGCTGATAGTCGATAATATCGCCATCGCAAAGAATCAAATACCCTGCTTCCGCCCAACCTTCGTAGAGTTCCCGATTCGGATGATCCTTTAAAGCTCCTTTCGGAAAATAGTAATCCGTATACGAATGAAAAGAGCCGCTTTCTTTCGAATAGATATTATAAGTAACCGAAGAAAAGTCGTCTCGAACGGATAAATCAACCGCCGCCATTGTTAACGGATAAGTACCGATATTCTCTATTCTAACACCTTTGAATCGTTCTTCGATCTGCTTCGCCTCAATCCATTTCGTCGTCGAATCAACTGCAAACACATTAAGTAACTTCGTCCGAAACTCCAATGCGTCCGGCGCACTGTATAAAGCCTTTTGATAGGCGTCTATATAGAAATCCTCGTAAACAGTTATACCCATGTGTGGCTGAACCTTTCGCCATGTCGCCGGGTCCCCTTCTTCGTCGTCTATATCCGGTTCAAAAATGTGCGCAAATATCGAATCGTTTTCGATCTCACCGCGTAGGATCGCTTTATACATTTTCAGCATCTCCACAAACGGCGCTGTTTCTTTGTCAGAGGCGGTCGTAATTACTACGGTTAAAGGGTTGAGCCGTGCACCCATTGAGGACGTTAAAACGTTCTTCAACGCGGCGCTATCGGCTTGTGAATACTCGTCTACTATTACCATGCTTGCGTTAAGTCCGTCTAATTTATCCGGGTTAGAGGCAAGGCAACGGGCAAAAGAGGTTTTTCCCTTTATGCGGTTATATATGATTTCTCGATTAATTTTGAAGTGTCTAAACTTCGGATCGAGAGACTTTAAAATATTACGTATTTCGTCAAAACAGACTTTCGCTTGATTGTATGAGTTTGCGGCTACATATGTTTGTGCGTTCGCATCACCGAACAACAAATCGTTAATCGAAAGACTCGCTACGCTTGTTGTCTTACTGAATTTACGCGGGACGAATAAAAGAGCTTCACGAATCAAACGTTTGTTTGTGCCGGGCTTGTAAAACGCAAGAATGTTAGAGAACTGAAACACCTGTATCGGAGTCAGTTTGTATCTAGTCTTTCCCTTTGTGCCGGAGAACTTCAAACGCTCGTAAAACGTGACGAACTTCTTAACTTCCTTGATGCGAAATTCGTATTTATCAAGGAATGAAAAGAAGCGACGAACGGCTAGTAACTCATAAAGATTGTGTGCGTTTGGGTTATTAATGCAGCCCTTTATATACACGTTTAATCTTTCGTCCGCCTTACCTAGCTTATATGAATCAACGTCGATATTATGCAAATCGGAGATAACCGACTGCTTTAATGTAATCAGTTTATCTCTAATCTCCTTCTCCATCGCGATCTATCTTATCTACCTCGTTTATTAAGTCGTTCACCTCGTCATCGTCAGACGCGGACAAAGTTTGTAGTGTCAAGCCAAGTTCCCGCAACTGTTTGCGAGTAACTTCGAGCGCATCAAATAAAACTTTGAAAGCCGGATGCGCCACGAGCTTCTTATTTCCTTCGCGAGAAACTTCCGTAACAAACGAACGTTTCTTCTTTGCTATGTCATTGAGAGCGATCTTAAACGCAATGTAAGAACCTGCACAAAGAGTTATACACAAATCCAAATCAGATGTGTATGTTCCTTGCGAGTTCATCGCGGCGCGAATCTTTTCTTTTATATCGTCTAAATCACTCATTTTTATATGCGTTTTTGCATATATGAAAAGATCGCAAGTATTTGGTAGCTCGGAAGATGCGCGCAAAAAGTTTACCCCCAACGCGCACCCCCCTCGTTTCAAAAATTACTCGCGCGTGTAAATATGAGGTGAGGTGGGTTTAGTGTATCGCGTTAAGAAATAAAAAACCGCCCCCTCTTAACGAGGTGAAGCGGTCTAAAATAAAATAGTTGTCAATTACTATTTCTTGCATTAGCCATTTCTTGTCGTATTTTTCTCATTAAATTATCATATTCAGTATTTGTAATTCCGAATTTATTCTTCAATGAAAACATGTTTCTTCTCACTTTTGACAATTTAAGCAAATAATCATCATCACCTATAAGTTGGACTTCATGTTCAAATTGAGCAGCTGTAAACATTTCGTCCAACTCATGCACCTCTTTATTAAATAACATTAATAAATTATCACAATCGAAATTACTATTCTTTTCTTTAGTAAACAGTATATCCACTTTACTACTTAGGTCAGAAATCTGCGACAAAATTAGATTAGCCTTCATTGTAGCACTATCTCCTTTCACAATAGGAATAGATGCCGCAGAGTTTAAAGCCAAAAGTTTAACTATAGAGTTTACATTCCCGACTTCATCTTTAGAAGAGAAAGTATCCTTCAAAGCAGTAGTAATCTTCCGTTGTGCCTCTATGACATCTCTATAACCCATTTCTCGAGAATACTCAATATACCTTAATGGATTGATGTCAAAAATTTTAGGTGTTCCTTTTTCTTGAATAAGAACTACTGGCATATCAAAAGCCTGTCTAATCCCTAATTCAAATAAGACATTCGGATTTCTTGAACTTAAATCACAAATTGCAATAGGAGTTTCCAAAAGCTTATTCAAAATATCTAGTTGTATTAAGTTTGTTTTAGCAACTTCGTCACCTC